CCATTCCGACGATTGGCGCTCCATCGCTTTTCATGGCCGTGGCCACTCGCACCGGAGGAGCTTCGGGTGATATGGTTGCGTGTTTTATGCCCCCGTATACCAGCCATTATTCTCAAATTTACGCAACATTTGGGTCGGAAAACTGGGGTCTAAATCCAACAGACTCAGGACAAAGCATTTTGAATAATTGGCGCATCCTGTCTGCCAAGCCCGCGTCTGCCGCCACCACAAATAGCAGCACGACACTCTGGACTGACGGCGCAAACGAAACAACCTCCACGGGTTCCCGTTATGCAGGAGAGCAACACAACCGTCGCGCCATTGGCGCAAACGGCGATGTCGCTCCTGTAAATGTGGGCTTTTTGCTGGGGTCAATTTCTCAAGTCATTGCAATCCCTGGCAATGTGGCAAACTCATTAAAGCGCCGCATTGAACACTCTGCCGCATATTCCTTCAAAATTGCCTGCAATTAAAACACAAAATGAAAATATATCTTACTTTAGACAAGCAACTCCGCCCCGAAACCGATCCTGCGATTATCGCCAACCTTGAGCGCAAAGGCTGGGTTCCCGCACCGCAACCCGACTTCGATCCCGCCGCCCAGCAATGCGAGTGGGGAGACGGCGAGTGGGTCGTTTCGTCCATACCTGCCCGCGCATTCACCGCCGAAGAATGGACCGCCGCGCAAGGCTACGGAGGCAACCGCAGCACGACCTTGCTCTACCAAAAGCTCCGCCTCGACGCCGCCGCGAAATCCTCGCCCAAGCTCGTCGCTGTGCAAGGCTGGCTCGACGCGATGATCGCCAGCGGCCTCTCGCCCGCCGCCAGCAACTGGCCCGCCGCCCCGCACTCTTTTGAGGAAACCCTCACCGAAACACTCGCAACTCTAAACTCCTAAAACCATGGCCAACGAACTCAACATCGCCCTGCCCACCAGCGGCCTCACCGTCACCGCTCAACCCTACCAATCCGGCTCCGCCGTAGGCTCTGCCATTTCGCTCACCGAGGTCGGCAGCACCGGATTCTACAGCGGCACCATGACCGGCAGCGCTGGCACCTACCAACTCGCATTCCGCAGCGCCGGTGCCAATGTCGGCAGCGGCAGCATCGTCTGGAGCGGCACCGCCGAAATCCCCGCCAGCACCTTCAACCCCTCCACCGACACCGTCGCCAATGTCGCCCTCTGCGCCACTACCACGACCCTCACCAACGCGCCAACCGTCCCCTCCGCGAGCGCCATAGCCAGCCAGGTGCGAACCGAGCTTTCGAGCGAACTCGCCAAAGTCTCGGCCCTCAACCCGACTCGCCTCGGCCAATGCACGACTACGGAAATCCTCGGCAATCTTCTTGCTCAAGCGAACTCCTAATGAATAGCGAACAACTCAAATCCGCAGCCACCGGCCTCATCGGCAGCGCCACCTCCATCGGCGCGGCGATTTACTCCATGCTTCCCCACTTGGAAGCGTGGATGCGTTTCGCCTCCGTCACGGTCGGGTTCGCCGTCGGCCTCGTCACCCTCGTCAAAATCCTCCGCGATCTGAAAAAGTAGCATGCCGAAGTTCGATTTTTTCCCAAGTTTCAACGCCGGTGAAGTCTCCCCCTTCATCGACGCCCGGACGAGCTTGGAGAAATACCGCAGCGCCTGCCGCACGCTGGAGAACTTCCAAATCCTCCCCTACGGAGGCGTCATCCGCCGCCCGGGGACGCAATTCCTCGGAGCCACCAAGTCGGCCACCAGCCAAACCCGCTTGATCGGCTTCAATTTCTCGACCACGACCCGCTTCATCATCGAAATGGGCGCAGGCTACATGAGGTTCTGGAACCCCGCCACGGGAGCGCCGGTCAACACCGCCACGCCTGCAGCATGGTCCACCGGGAACATCTACGCAGTCGGCAACTATGTGCGTGAAAGCAGCAAAAACTACTACTGCGTGACTGCCCACACCGCAGGCACATTTGCCACCGATCTCGCCGCAGGTCGCTGGGTGGAGCAGTCGATCCTTGAGATTCCCACCCCCTACGCCGCCTCTGCCCTGCGCGAAATCCAATTTTCCCAAATCAACGACATCATGTATTTCGCCCACGCGAACTACCTGCCACACAAACTCTCCCGCCTTGCCGACAACAACTGGACATTCGCGCCAGTGGTCTTTGACTACCCGCCGCTTCAAGACCAGAACGCCACCGAGCAGGTCGTGAATATTTATCCAAACCCAGACATTTGGGTCGCTGGCACGAACTACATCCTCGGCGACTATGTGCGTCCTCCCACATGGGTCGCATCCACCGCCTACGCCGTGGGCGACATCGTGCTGAGTGGCAGCATTGCCTATAAGTGCATCACGGCAAACACCGACGCCACATTCACCGCAGCTAAATGGAGCGCACAGAACCAAGCCAACCAGGCATTTTACTACTACGCGATGAGCGCCCACCGCGCTGGGTCGAACTTCGGCGTGGATCAAGCAGCGGGCAAGTGGTCGCAATTTCCGATTCCTCTCAATGAAATGGGAAAATACTCGGTCAGCGCCGGGTCTGGACTTTTCCCATCCTCCACGGTGGGTTCGCAGGTTGAACTGAAGTGGCAGAAAAACAATTTCTACGCCGAGCAACTCATCACAGGGAACAATGTTTCCGATACTTTGGCCGTGGAAGGCGGGTGGGATTTCAGCACTTCCGGCACATGGACGGCAACCATCCAAATTCTGCGCGTTCCCTCGGATGTCTTCTCGGCTGGGCGCATCGTGGCCACCGCCACGCGAAGCGGCACGGTAGTGAGCGTCTACCACCCCTACCACGGTTGGAACAACGGAGACCGCATCTGCGTGGGAGACGGTCGGTCAACAAACAACTACGCCACACACGGAGCCACCATCACCGTCACCGGCACTCACACCTACACCTATGATGTTGGATCAAACTCCCAGACCGGCTACCTCGACATTTACCCGGAGAACCTCACAAAAATGGAAATTGTGCGGGAATACTCCGTGTCGGCAGACCGCAATATCATCACTAGCGGAACGGAGTCCACGCGCTGCGGTCTAAAAATCCGCATTCTGGATTGGGTTTCCGGCACCGGAACCATTGTCCAGAAAGCCCGCTTGGAAACCGACACCAAGGTCACCGGCGGCATCGCCACCATCGTCGGAGACGCGCAGATCAATGTGGACAAGTGGCTCGGCGAGGGGCCGCGCAACCAGCGCAACACCAAGTTTTGGGCCTTTGGCGCATTCTCTTCCACTCGCGGCTACCCCCGCTCGGTCGCCATGCACGAACAACGCCTTTGCTTTGGCGGCACATCCTCCCAGCCAAACACCGTCTGGTGCAGCGCGATTGATGATTTTGAGAATTTCCAGACCGGCACGACCGCCGCTGATGCCGTGCAGTTCACGCTCGCGGCCTCGGAGGGCAACCGCATCAATTGGATGTATAGCCAAAGCCAACTCCTCATCGGGACATCCGGCGACGAGTGGACGATTGGCAGCGCCGATTCCACGCAGGCGCTCTCAGCGACCAATGTGCAAGCGAACCGGCAATCCTCCTACGGGTCAAAATATATGAAGGCCGCGCTGGTGAACGATGTCCTCCTCTTCGTCCAGCGCAACGGACGCAAGGTGCGTGAGTTGGTCTACGAACTCAACAAGGACGGCTGGGTCGCGCCGGACCTCACCTTACTCGCGGAACACATCACCAATGGCGAGATCGTGGAGGTCGCCTACCAGCAACAACCCGATGCCGTGCTGTGGTGCGCCCGGGGAGACGGCACGCTCATCGCCATGACCTACGAGCGCGACCAAAAGGTCGTCGGATGGCACCGCCACACGCTCGGCGATGCCGATGTGGAGTCGGTCGCCACGATTTACGGAAATGGAACTGAGGACGAACTCTGGATGGTCGTGAAGCGCACGGTGTCCGGGGCGGACTACCGCACCATCGAGCGGTTTCCTCTCCTTTGGAGAACCCAATTCGACAACGAATCTTCCGCGAACTACCGATACCTCGACGGCCATGTCGCCTTCGCGACCGGTGCAGCTAACCGCACGGTCTCCGGCCTCGCGCATCTGGAAGGAAAAACCGTCACGGTAATGCAAGATGGCCAAGCCCCCATCACCCGCACGGTTGCCGGCGGAGCGATTACCGTCCCTGCCGCCGCCTCCGGTTACCTCGGCCTGCCCTACACCTCCACGCTCCGCCCGATGAAGCTCGATGCCGACTTTGAGGACGGCACCGCGCAGTCGCGCAAGAAGCGCATCCACCAAGTCGTCGTCCGCACACTCAAGAGTCGCGGCGGCGAAGTTCGCACAAATTCTGGAGCGTGGTATGCTCTCGCCCCGACGCTCACCACCGGGGATCAAAAGATCATCCTCGGCGGAGCGTTCGGCATCGACGCCGATGTCGATGTCCGGCAAACCGAACCTTACCCAATGTGCATCATCAGCATTCTTCCCAAATGGGACGCCTACGGCAATGAGTGACATTCACATCCGCCACTACGAAGCGACCGACTACGAGATGCTCTCGGAGTGGTGGCACGCCCACGGCAAGCACCGCCGCCCGGAGCCGATGCTGCCGAAATGCGGAGTCGTCTGCGAGATCGACGGCAAGCCGGTCAGCGCCCTTTTCCTGCACATGGATAATTCCTGTGGGATGTGCATGGCCGAACACGCCGTGAGCGCCCCGGGCCTTACTTTGAAAACCGCGAGGCTCGCTTTCAATCATTCCATCGCCTGCCTTCGCAAAATGGCTCGCGAACTCGGCTACCACACGATGGCCGTCTTCACCTACCCCGGCGTTGCCCGGGTGCTGAAGCGGCAGGGTTTCCGCGAATGCAACCGCGACCAAGTTTTTCTAATGAACTCACTACAGGAGGAACCGCAAAATGGGTGCTGATGGTGGACTAATAGCAATGGCAGCGGTATCCGTGCTGGCGACCGCCGCCTCGACCGGCGTGGCCATGTATTCCGCCAGCGAGCAAAGCAAGTCCCAAGCCGCCATCGCCGAATACAACCGGATAGCTAACGAGCAGAACGCCGCATGGCAGCGCATGGCAGCGGAGCGGGCCGCGCAGGCGGAGCAGTTCAATTCGCAGATGGCCATGTTCAACGCGCAGGCGCAAGCCGACCAAGCGAACATGAACAATGTCCTCGTCCAGCAGCAGGCGCAGCAACTCCGCGCTGCCGCTGATGGCGAGGATCGTCAAGCCCGCGAGCAGGCCGACCGCATCCGCGCCGAGAAAGCTCGCATCCTTGGACTCCAGCGTTCCCAATACGCCAAAGGCGGCGTGACCACCGAGGGGTCGCCGCTTGCAGTTTTGGCTGATACCGCGAATCTCTACGAAATGCAGGTCGCCGATACCAAGCTCCTCGCCAATCTCTCTTCGGAGAAGAAACGCTACGAGGCCGGGATGAACGAACTCGTCGGCCAATTTAATTTGAACTCCGACCTCTTTGCCTCGGCGATGAACAAAAAAGCCGCCGAGATCAGTTTCCAAGACGCGCAGTTCACCGAAAAAGCCGCCGGGGCAGGCTACCGGATCGCGATGCGGCAAGCCGCCATCGAACAGATGGCAGGCAACGCCACCGCCCGCGCCACCGCGATGGGTGGCTACACCGCGCTCGCCAGCGGCATCGGTTCCGCCGCCAACACCGGAATGAGTTACTACGGCTACAAGGGGTCCACCACCAAACAAGGAGCAATAGGCTAATGCCCGCCATCCGACTCGCCGACATCCCCAACGCAGGCCCGCAAGCCCTCGGTCCCTCGACCGGCATCCTCGCCCCGCAAGCCGCGCAGCTTGGCCGCGCTGCCATGGTGGACCCAAGCGGAATGCGAAACGCCGCGCAGTCGATGCTCACCCAAACCCTCGAACTCGACGCCTTCTCGCAGGAAGCCCGGGCGATGGGCAAATTCGCCGACTCCATCGGCGGACTTGGCGATGTCGCCATGAAGTGGGGCGAGAAATTCGCCGAGGCCAAGGACTACGCGGACATCAACCGCGCCGAGACACTCCTCGCGGTCGCTACGCAAAAGCAGAAAGCCGACCAAGCGACTCTCCCTTTGGAAAAGTGGGGCGAGTCTTTCGCCAGACACCAAGAGGAAACCAAGCGGGCGCTGGCCGAAATCAAGTTCAGCAACAACGCCGCAGCAAAATTCCAACCGTATTTAGATAACTGGACGCTCAAGTCCGAGGTCACGCTGAATGCAGAATCCCGCATCAAGCAACTGGAACTTGCCAAGACCGACATCAAGGCCAACGCCCTCCGCCTCGCTGCCGAAAGCAATTTTGAAGCCTCTCTTTCTGCCTTCAAAGGTGGCGTGGACAAAGGCGTTTTCACCCAAGAGGAATTCGACAAATTCGCCGCCGACATCCGCGACAACGAAATCCGCGCTGCCGAGTCGATGCAGACCGACCGGATCACCGCCGACTTGATGACCGATTGGACGGTCGCGAAGCAGAACCTCAACGAATATGTCAAGTCCGCCGGGGACGCGAAAGACGATGCCCGCATCAAGGGTGCCTACGGTGAAATGCCGATGAGCAAAGTCCGCCGGTTGATGGCTCAAGTCGATCAGCAGGGCCGGATCACCGAGACGAGCAACTACAACACCCTCGCCCAAGCCATCGATTCCAACACCCCGATCCGCGATGCCAACGGCAACGAGTTTCTCATCACCGACAAAGACAAACTCAACAAGGCGCTGGAGACTTTCAAAGTCACCGGCACCGAGTCCAAGGCTAGGCTTGAGCGCCTCATCAGCGACAATGTTCCTTACAATTCAAAGGACATTGCCGAAGTAAACGCCCGCCTTGCGACCTACGACCCAGCCACCGACAAAGACCTCGGAGATTACGCAACCCTGCAAAACGAAATCGCCGCCAAGGTTCCCAAACAACTCCGCCCGCTTCTCAACGACCGGCTTGCCCAATCGGTCAAAAAATTCAACGCCGATGGGACGCTAAAATCTGCCACCGAAAAATGGCAGGGACAAATAATTAACCATGTTCTTGATCTCGGGAAATCGGGACTCCTCGGCGATCCCGGCACCGAAAAAACATCGTCCGGAATGTATGGAGAAAAAATCATCGACCCGGCAAAAAACAACGCCTATTGGGCAAATGTGGTGTCCATTCAAAATGGTATGCGAGATTGGTTTGAAGCAAACAAAGACAAGACACCAAAAGACGCACTTGAATACAGGGATTTACTAATCAAGCCAAAACTTGATGAAGCTACCAAGAAATTATGGGAATCTCAAAAATCAAAACCCTCATTTTGGTCTGGGGAAAGTTATTCGGAATCCATTAGTTCGGGCCAATTTGGGGTAGAAAATAAAACCAATTTGTCGGGCGATCTTGTTGATTGGGTTAAAAATATGGAAGCAAGACCTAACGAAAAACAATCTGGCAAATTTACATCGTATCAAGATGGAAAACAAATTTCTGTAGGATATGGAACAAGGTCTTCCAAATTGGGAGAACAAATATCTGAAATTGAAGCCGACCGCCGACTTCGCGAGGAGTTGACAACTCATGCAAAAAACATCGATTCGGCAGCTTCTCAAAAGGGATTCAAACTTACAAAAGGACAACGCGATGCTTTAATTTCTTTTGATTTCAACACGGGGGATGGTGCCAAACTTATTAAAACCTCTCAATCATTGGAGGAAATAAAAAAACGAATGCCAAGTTGGAATAAAATTACCAAGGACGGAGTAAAGATTGAATCAAAAGGACTTAATAACCGCAGAAACCAAGAACTTCAAAAGTGGAACAGCTAATTGACGAACTTATCCCGCGCCGTGAAGCCATTTCCGCAGGCGATGAGGAAGACGCTTTTCGCGCTCAATGGCAACAAGAAAGAGAAAAAGAAGCGTTCAATGAAAAAGATACGCATTTTTCCAAGTTGTTCACGGATGATGATTATTACCAAGCCGCCAAAGAACAGAATTATGCCCTTGCTGAAGCGTTAGACCCAGAAGCAGAGGCAAAGCGTTCCTTGATCCACGCCTACCTTGAACACCAACTAGGTCGCGAAATCCCATCCGAAAACTACCAACCCGAGCGCGACGCGTTTGCTATGCAAGCGTTCGGCCAAAAAAACCTCAATACTGAACAACTCTTTGACTTCATCCGGGGCGACTACGATTGGCAAAAGCAAAAGACCGAGGCGATCAACGACCTCCATGTTCAGTCGGTAGGGAAAGCCCTTGCCGATACCAATCTCGGGGTGAACCGGCCTTTTGTGGAGGGCATGACGGGGGTCTTCAACGAGTGGCAACAGAAGTATCCCGAACTGGTCGATGGCAAAGAGGATGCAGCCTACCTCGCGCAAGCCTACAAACTCTACTACGACACGATCAACGACCTCGATGCCGTGCGTCCGATTGCCGGGAAGACGCTCTCGACGCTTGATGCTTTCACCAAGGGCAACGCCTCTGGGGAAGACCTCCAATCCCTTGCCCAAACCCTCGCACAAGCCACCCCGGAAGATCGCGACAGGGTCTACAAATATGTGACCCTCGGAGCGCAGGCCGGTCAGATCGACCGCGCCGGGATCGAGCAGTTCGCGATCAACCTCGGGCAGTCGTTTTCCCGTGGGTTTGATTTCATTCCGCAGGGGTCGTTGCAAATCCAAGAGGCAGGCGTCAACGATGTGCTGCAAAAAGTAAAAAGCGGGCAAAAGGTTTGGGTTCCGGAAAGCGGCGACCTCACCAAAGCGACCGTTGCCGAGCAGACACCAAAAGCCCAAGTCCTCGCAGAAGCTCCCACGGTGGGGATGTTTGCCACCCCGCAAGACGGCTACCGCGAAGCGACTCCGCAAGAAGCGGAGCAATTTCTTTCCTACGCAAACAACGCGATGCAGACCTTCCAAGTCGTGCGCGAACTCCGCAATGTCGCCAAGACCGGCGTCGATCCGATCCGCCCGGTGATGGAAAAAGGATCGGTCATGGGCGCGGTGGAGGGCGGAGCCTATGGGGTCGCCGGAAGCATCGGATTCCTCGGCGCGACCGCGATCAACCCATTCCTCGGGGTCGCAGCCTACCAAGCCAACGAATACGACCGAATCCGCCTTGAGAATCCCGACATGGACATCCGAGCCGCGCAGGGTCTCGCACTTGTCGAAGGCACATGGCAGGCCGCGCTCGACCGGGTGCAACTCGCCACCCTGTCCGGCAAGCTCCCGGTGCTTGGCCGGTTCCTCGGCAACATTGAAAACAACGGCATCCGCCGCACACTCAAGGTCGGAGCATCGGTCGCCGAGCAGTTCGGCCAAGAACTCGCGCAGGACACCGGCACGATTGTCATCGACAACATCGCCGCCGCGCTCCGCGAGGATATGCCGGACAAGGATTTCGCCGCCGAGATGGCGAAATACGGGGAGCAGATTCCCGAAACCCTTGCCGCCTCGGTTATGTTCGGCCTCGTCGGCGGAGGATTCGCCACCGCCGCTGACCTCGGGGTCACCGAGCAGCAGATGAAAATCGTCGGCATCAACGACAAGAAGATCGCCCGCATCAAGCAAGCCACCTCCCCGGAGGAGGCGGATGCGCTCATCCAATCGGCCCTCGAAAGCCGAACCTCCGAGGACATCGAAGCCGGAAAGACCTACGCCCGCCAAGTCTTCAACGAAGCACAGAACCCCCCGCCAGAATCGCCAAGGATTAGCCTGGTTGCCGGACAGGACGGCACCGACGAATACCTCGTCACCGCGCCGGACGGAAGCGAGATGCTCCGCACCAAAAGCCAGCAGGCTGCGATGGAAGCCGTGCGGCAGGATGCCGAATCGAAACTTTTTACCGAGCGCAACACCGTGCGCGACATGGTGGATTACTTCCGCGCCCAAGACCCCACCAACGAAGCCGCCATCGAAGCGCCTCGCACCGTTCAGCAGGAACTCGACCGGCTCACCGAGGCCGGTGATGCCAAAGGCATCGCCAATCTCAACGAGCGCATCCGCTTTGCAGGAATCCCCGAGGGCGCAGACCTCACCGCTTACAACATCCTCGGCGAAGCCAATGTCGAGACGACCGCCGAGGGCGTGTTCAAAGGCGTGATCCGCCTGCGCGAGAACTCGCGCCCGGAGGATGCCTTTGAGGAGATCAACCATGTGTTCGTCCGCAAGGCGCTCGCCGAGGGCCGCACCGATCTGGATTCCCTGCGCGGGTGGCTCAACCAAACCAGCGAGGCCACCGGCGAAACCTACGCCACCGAGACCGAGACCGACATCATCGAGAACATCGCCAAGGTCGGAATGGACTACGCCGCAGGGCGCATCGAGGAGACCTCCCTCCCGGCATCCTTCGTGGACTACATCAAGCGCATGCTCCAAGTCTTCAAGGAGACCATGGCCCGCGCCATCAAGCTCAAGGACGCCTTCGCTACCGGCAAGATTGACTCCAACTTTGAATCCTTCCTCGCCGAATCCGTGGGACTCAACCAGCAGACGATGGTGGACACCACCCGGGAGCGAGTCGGCGGCGAATTGGCACAAGGCACCTTCAACTACTCGGTTGGTCAACGAGTTTTGACTGATACCAACCCATTTAAAGGATGGTTCGGAGAATGGGATGTCGATCCAACAACGGCATCCAAGGTGGTCGATCCCGATGGCAAGCCGATGGTTGTTTACCACGGCACACAAAGGGCGGATCGCGTAGGAGACCGTTTCCGCAAATCCCGCGCCACTTCCGGGCCGATGGCCTTTTTCACAAACGACCCGGCCATTGCCTCGTCCTACTCCACGAACAAACGAGACACCTCTGCGGAGATGCCATCTGACTATGCTGGGTGGTTCAAATGGAAGGGCAAGGGGATGCGCTCGCCGGTCGCTATCGACCGCGCATGGTGGAACCTTTCTCCCGAGGAGCGGGCTGCGGTAAACGAACGCATCTACACGATTGGCTATTCCGACTGGGATGCTAGCGAAGGCCCGATTGTCGCGGATTCGCAGAGCATCATGTCCCGAGACAGCATCGACTACGAATTGCGCCAAGCTCGCGGGAACGGTCTCCGGGCCTTGGTTGAGATGTGGCTATCCAGCGGATCGCTTTTCAACCAAGAGGAAAGGTTTTTGGAAGTCCTGCAAGCGGCAGGCGTGAAAGGGGCCACGCTCGACGATCCCAACGCCGCCCGCTCGGCAGTCTACCCGGTCTATCTTTCGATCAAAAACCCGCTCGATACAGCAAGCATCCCGGGCGATGTCGTCTCAGCCTTGGAACAAGCAGGCAAGCGCAAGCGGGCCAAGCAATCCGCAGGAGGCAACCCGGACGCATGGGATAAAAACACCATCAGCGGGAACGATTGGATGGCCGCGCTGAAAGAGGACATGGCGAAAGGAACGACCCATGCGTGGACGCGCATCCCCGATTGGGTCACAGAAACTCTGTCGTCCCTCGGATACGATGGCATCAAGGATACCGGCGGGAAAAATGGCGGAGTGCAGCACGAAGTCTGGATTCCCTTCAACGAGACGCAGGTCAAATCAGCCACCGGAAACCGTGGCACCTTTGACCCGACCTCGGCGAACATCAACTACAGCATCGGGAAAAACTATTCTAACGAAGAAAAATACAACCAAATTGTTCCAGAGATTTCGAGTGTAAACCCGAACAAAGTATCACGCCGGGATATGTATGAAATCGCGGAAGTTTCGCCAGAAGTGGCGAAGACTATGAAATTCGACCAACCCATTGAGGTTAGTATTTTTGCGGATGGCACCATGATGTTGAGCGATGGCCATCATAGGCTTGCCGCAGCAAAACAACTTGGGATGAGCAAAATCCCTGCCGTTGTCAGATCAATTAACGCCAAAGGGAGAGACATCAATGCGTTAATTGCAGAGCAAGTTTCTGATCAGCCTGTTTCGACTGATACCAATTACAGCATCGGGAAAAAACAGGACGCCGACTACCTCGCCGCAGTCGAGAGTGGAGACATGGAGACCGTCCAGAAGATGGTGGACGAGGCGGCGAAGGCGGCGGGGTATAATGTTGGACCCGTTTGGCGCGGAGCTAAATTTGGCGGAGGCATTGCCGACCGCTCATCTCAAGTAAAATGGTTTACTGATTACAAGCCAGAGGCAGAATCTTACGGGGGCGGAGAAATTCTTGAAAGCGTTTACCTTAAAGGAGATATCCGCGAAGGAGACTTTCAATCTGTGGCAATTACCCCAGAGACGCAACTTCGCAAAGGTGAAGATATTATTTTGACACGAATTGCACAAGCCATTCAAACGCCAAAACAAAGACGAGAAGGGAACGGCGGTCGCCCTGTGAGGCGTCACTTTGCTTTACTAAATCCAACCCAAATCAAATCCGCCGACCCCGTAACCCGCGACGAGCAGGGCAATGTCATACCGCTCTCGCAGAGGTTCGACCAGACCACGGGGAACATCAACTACTCCATCGCCAGCCAGTCGGAGATCGACCGGGTGAACCGCGCCCTCGGCGGCATGAACCGAGGCCCGGACGAACGGCTCAAAGTCTACCAGCGGGCGCGGGAAAGGTTTTTGCGCGTCATGCAGCAGAACAAGGAGGAACTCGACGCGATTCGTTCCGCAGTTTCGACTAATACCGCCCCAGCCGTTGAGCAAGTCGAGTCCGAGCGGGCTTCCAAACTCGCTGATCTGACCACCGAGGAAGCCACGGAGGTCGAAAAAGCATTGCAGGACAACGCGGACACTTTCATGCCGCGCATCGAAGCTGCCCAAACTCTCGCCGAGCGCAAGCGCGTCGAGCGAGATGCCAAAGACCGAGCGAAGATTTTAGAGAAAGGCATCCGGGACAAATACGCCGAGCGCAAAGCAGCCATCGATACCGAAGCAAAAACCCAGCGGCAGCAGATCGAGCAAGCGGCAGCAGCCAAAGACTCCGCAGCCAATGCCAGAATGCGCGACAAAGTCCGGCATACAAAACTTGTCACCGCCATCGGGGAGTTGGATGGGATTTTAAAAGTATTGCCACCAGAAGTTCGTGGCAGGGTGGGAGGCTTTGCCGTGCTTGCCAATATCGGCACAGGCGACAAGGCAATGGCAGATTTCTTTGTGAAGCGCATCGACATGATCGACCGCCAACTGGAGCGAACGCTCAAGGAGGAATACGGGTCGGCATTTGACGCCCTGTTGGAGCGCACCAAACCAAAGAAAGCCGCCGCCGGGGAAAAGCCAAAAGGCATCGGAGCGGACATCCAGTCCCTCTTTGCCGTTGTCCGCGAGGCCCGCAACTGGAGCGCCGAGAAGGTCGATGGCCACATCGCAAGCATCGAAACGCAGATTGCATCTGGAAATCTCTCCGCACAGGACGAGGCAATGCTCACCCGCGAAGCCGACCTAGTGTCACTTGCCGGGGATTGGAAGAATGCCGACTCCAGCCGCCGCGCTGCCGCATTGGAGTCCGCCAAGGAAACATGGGACAAGGGAATGTCAGAATTCATCCAAAAGAAAATCCGTGAGCGTGAGGATCGCGATATATCCCGCGCCGAAGCTATTTCCGCCACCGGCAAGAAAGGTGACTATGTAGACAGAAGGAAAAAAGACAAAGCGGACAATGGAATTAAAGGTGATGGCAAGGGATGGTTCATGGACACGCTTGCATGGGATGGTGTCGTGAACATCTTTTTCGGTCACGAATCTCCAATGGCGATCCGGCTTTCGGATGGTCAGCGCAAAGCGGAATATGCCAAGATCGACGCCGTTGCCGCTAAAGAAGAGGCAATCCATGACCTCTTCACAAAACTTGCCGGTGGCAAACGGGCTGATGGCGAGAAGCTCTTGTGGCAAATGAGCCAACCCTCGATACCGGCCAATGGTCTCGACCTCTCTGAAATGGAAGCATTGTCCGCGACAATGCTGTGGATGCAGGAAGATGGTCGCCGCCACATGGAGGGCGAACTCAATGAGAATGGAATGCCTGTCAGCAAGTGGCACTACGACCAAAAATTCATCGACGAAATCGAGTCCGCATTGTCTCCGGAAGCTAAAGCCGTCCGCGATTATTTGTTGGATGCCTACGCAAAAGAATGGTTCGCGATCAATTCAGTCTATCGCGAGTTGAACGGAGTCAATTTGCCGCAAATCAAAAATTATTCTCCTGTCACGGTGAGGCCGATGAATGCGCCATCTGGTATGGTTACTGATCCTGTAACCGGTCACGCAATATCAGCAACCAGCATATCCCCCGGCGCTCTCCGCACCCGTGGCACAGCCATAGCCGAACCTGCTTTCAGAAATGTGGTTCAGACCTACATTGCTCACACTCGCCAGATGGAGCATTGGAAGGCTTTTGCGCCATGGATCAAAGAGGTAAATGGGATTTTGCGCTTTCGCGATGTTCAAGATTCAATCCATGAAGCTGGAGGGGAAGAAGCGATTAGAGTTTTAAACAAATTCCTTGATGCTTTTGCACAAGGCGGAAATCGGGACGCATCTCTTGGCCTTAAAATTTCGGAGGTCTTAAACCGCATGGCCAGCCGCGCAGCGCAAGTCGCACTCATCGGTCGTGTTGGGACGCTTGCTATTCAGACCACCCAGATCGGAGCCGCGAGCGCCGAACTCCCGATGGGCGCTTATGTCTACAGGCTTGGCAAGTTGCTGACCGGAAACCTCGGCTGGGGTGATTCACTCAACTCCGCATACATCCAGCGGCGCTTGAAACAAATGCCACCCATCGTGCAGATCGCGATGGAGGGTCTCAAGGCTGGGAAGCCAAACCAACTCAAGCGCCAAGTCGAAAAAATCGGACGCCTAATCTCCGGGTCGGATGCCCTGTGGACCGCTGGCACCTACGCCATGGTCTACGACTACAATTTGGGCCAAGCCAAAACTCTCGGATACACCGGCAAAGCCGCAGAGGACTACGCGCACAACACCGCCGAACGCATCACCGACCGACTCGCGCAGCCAACCCGCATGGGAGCGAAGTCAATCTACGAGGTCACCGCAACCAACCCCGGGTCGCGACTCGGCTGGGCATTCGCCTCCGAGGCTCGGAAAAACCTTGCCCTGCTTGCCTACACAAAAGCCAACCGACCTCTCAAGAGGTTCGGAGCAACGGCGCTTGGATTTATTGTTTTCAACTTGGCCATGGGCGCATTCATACGAAATGCATGGAAGGACATAAGAGACGATGGCGACGACGAGGATGAATTCTTCGACTCAAAAACATGGAACTGGAAACGCATCGGCGTGGCCATGGCGACAGAACCGCTCCAGGGCATCCCATACCTTGGCGACTACATAGAGAAGGGAATCAATACCGCTCTCGGTCAATACCACCAAAGCTCCGACCTCATCAGTTTCGAGCGTGGGGTCCGCGCCATCAGAAACATCCCGGACATTGTCGAAGGAGAGCGCGAGATGGCCGATGTTTTAAAAGACATCGACGGCATGGTTTCCCTTATGGGTCTTTTCAACCAAAACGCCGCATCCGCCGCATCGCTCACTCACATCGCATCAGACTTTTTTGGAGTTGTAGAAAACGCCACCTCCGAGGACTGATTTTTGACTAGCGAGTTTTGACTGATACCATCCACAACATGAAACCAATGAACTACCTGCTCACACAACTCGGCCAATCGTCAACATGGAGGGGCATTTTGCTCTGTTTGACGGCGGTGGGCGTATCGCTCAGTCCGCAGCACCAAGAAGCCATCGTGGCGGCGGGGTTAGGGCTGGTCGGCGCAATCAACATCCTCCGCAAGGGATGACCCCGGGCCGGATCGCCGCAGGGATGATCATCTTCGCCTTTGCCTGTCTGGCGCTCGCGTTGCTTTCATCCTGCGTGAGCGTTCCGATCCCGCCATTCGGCGACCGAGTCGGCGAGATGGGCAACCTGCAACTCAGCGTGTCGGTGAAATACATGCCGGTGACCAACCCAGATCTCCCGAAAGACGACAACCTGTCCTATGCCTGGTCGAAATTCGGCGAGGCCAAAGTCCTCAAAGACAAATGACCCGCTTGCTCGCCGAAATCGCCGCCTCACAAATCGGAGTCCGCGAGGAAGGCGGCAACAACAACGGATCCAAAATCCGCGACTACCAGCGGGCCACCGACCTCAAGCCCGCCTCATGGCCATGGTGTGCTGCGTTCGTTGATTGGTGCATCCGCGAGTGGCTCGCCCGCCCCGGCGTCCGTGAGTGGCTCAACCTCCAAGCCTCCACGCCCGAAGAATGGCGACCAAAGACCGCCCTCGCCTACGGATACCTCGGCTGGGCCAAAGCCCGCCCCAAGACCTCGGTCATCCTCCACGAACGCGACCTCGCCCAACCCGGCGACATCGTCGTCTTTGATTTCAGCCATGTCGGAATCGTGGAGAGCGATTCGGGCTTTCAGATCATCACCATCGAGGGGAACACCAATGGTCGAGGCGACCGCGACTCCGAGTCCGGTGACGGCGTCTGGCGCAAAGCCCGCCAGAAGACAATCGCCCGGAATTTCATCCGAATCCGCCCTGTCTTGGCACTTTCTGGCACTCCTTCCGTAAATCGTTCGTAGTCAGTAGCCGTTTCTCGACTCGAAATCGAACGCAGGGCAACCTGCCGTGGGTTCAAATCCCACCCCTTCCGCTCCTCCAGTAAAGCCTCTGGAGCCTTTTCCCAAGAGGG